TACTACGAATGTTAGACATTGATAGTCCGATACCCGCAGCATCTGATGAATAGGTTGAGATGTCTCTCATCGTATTTAACAAACCTTCACGAGAATCCGAATCATTGTAATGAAGAACACAAGACGCCAATTGTGGAACCTTTGTACCCGCATTAATCATAATTGGAGTTGCCGGTGAAATTCTTTGGGTTGACAAAGCTTGGTAATATTCCATAGCTTCTTCAAATGTATTGGTCACCCAAAGAGCAACTCTCATATACATATGTTGAGGTCTTTCAACAACCTTACCATCAGGTAATTTCAACAAGTACATTTCAGCAAGTGACCTCCAAGCGAAATAGTCAAAGTTATAATCATTATCGTGATTAATAACTTCATCAATCTTGTCAGGACCATAAGATTCAACAATCTCCATTAGTTCATTACTTACAATACCATCAACGTGTAAGGTGTGCATTGTATTTGAAAAACTTGGGTCTGTTTCTTTATGGTAAGATGAAATTGCGACCGATGATGCTAAACGAGAATAGTCGTGATGACTACCTGTAAAAGCCGCGGCAATTTCATAAATCAACTTGTCCAAATCTTTAGTAGTAATAACCCCTTCAGTTGGAACTGATGTGATTACTTTGATAAAGATTTCGTCAGAATTAACACTCAACCCTTTGGAAGCTCTCTTAATTCTTTGATAAATTTTTTGTGGGTTAAAGGACGCATCGTCCCCACCACGTTTTTTAATTCTTAATGACATCATAGTTTAAAAAGATAGTAAATTAAAAGTCATCAGTAAAGGAGAGAGTCTCATTTAACTTAGCTTTTTGATATTCAACTGTACGTGACTCAAAGAAATTACCTTTTGTCTCAACGGCAATTTGTTCCATGAATTTGAATGGTTGTTCTACATTAAATTGTTTTTTACAACCAAACTTAACCAATAATCCATCAACCACAAACTCAAGATATTGTTTCATAAGATTTGAGTTCATTCCAATAAGAGAAACAGGTAGTGATTCTGTGATAAATTCTTTTTCAATCTCAAGTGCTGACAATAAAATCTCTTTAATTCTCTTCTCACTTGGTTTGTCTTCAACGTGATTATTCAACAAATGAATTGCGAAATCACAATGTAAGTTTTCATCTTTAAAGATTAAAGAATTAGCATTACACAAACCTTGCATAATACCACGAGACTTTAACCAAAAGATTGAACAAAATGACCCTGAAAAGAAAATACCTTCAACTGCTGCAAATGCTACTAATCTTTCTTGGAAAGACGCATTCTCAATCCAATCCAAAGCCCATTTAGCCTTCTTTTGAACTGCTGGAAGATTATCTAATGCTGTGAAACACTTTTGTTTTTCTTCCTCGTTTGACACGTATGTATCAATCAATAATGAATACATTAAACTATGAATGTTTTCCATAGCAAGTTGCATCCCGTAGAAAAATTTAGCCTCAGGGTATTGAACTTCACGATAGAAGTTCTCCGCTAAATTCTCATTTACGATACCATCAGAAGCCGCAAAAAATGATAAAATATTTTTAATAAAATATTGTTCATTCTCTGATAAATTCTCCCAATCTCTAATGTCTCCACTTAAATCAATTTCTTCTGCGGTCCAAAATGCCGCTTGATGCATTTTATAATATTCCCATATATCATTATACTGAATAGGGAATATCACAAATCTGTTAGGGTTTTCTACTAATATTTTTTCCATGTTTTTTTGTTTGTTATATTTTAATAATTATGCCTGTTGTTGTTTTCTTTTCTCCATAATTTCTTTAATTCTATTCTTATTTCTTTCTTCTTTTTGTTCTTCAAGACCTAAGAATGTTGTGGTACTTTCTGTATCAATTTCTAACATTTCATTGTTAAATTTACAGTTTTCAAAAACAACCCCATCTTTACCAATACGAGATTTTGTAATTGCAATTGTTGCGAGATTCAACTCTTTTTGTTGTAGTGATTTAGCTACGGTGATAATCACGTGACCTACCTGAGCTTTCTTAATAGAACCACCCATTTGGTCTGTAGTCACTACATCAGATGAGATTGAACTTCTATTACCTTGTGTTGCCGTCCAACCAACAATATCTAATTCATGACACATCGCCTCAAAAGCTCTCATAACTGAACCCTCAGATTTCCATTCGTCCTCTAACGCCTTTTCAGGTGTTACACAGTCAATATAATCCAAAATAATCATATCAATTCTTGTACCGTCAGCAATCATTTTACGAATTTGATTTTTAATCTGACCCATTGTCAATGTATCCGATGGTAACTTTTTGAGAATTAATTTATTTGACATTGTCTCCTTAATTTCGTCAATCTTTTTAAACACCACATCTTTGTGATTACTTAAATCATCAGGAGCAATACCTGTCCAACATGTGAAATGTTTTCTTTGGATAACTTTTTTGTTGTCTTCAAAAAATACTTGTAACACATTAAATCCAAGGTTAAATGCATGATTCGCAATTTTGGTAGTTAGAGTTGATTTACCAACTCCTGTCGGAGCAAGTATTACCCCAATCTCACCCTTCGCCAATCCACCTTTAAGTAAGTTGTCAATACCAGGTATCCCCATAGGTATTGGATGTCTGTAATCTTCCGCTAATACATCGTCTAAGTTTTCAAACACTTCACCAGTCCCTCTATCAACATTACCAACTTGTAATGCTTCACGAACCATCTCTTCTAATGTGTCATAATTCTCAAATTCTCCGTGGTCAATGATTTTTTTAGCCTTATCCATCACCTTCTGTAACTCTTGTTGTTTACAGAATTTTAAAGCCTTTTCTTGAACGAATTGTGAACCGCTATCATCAACATTTTTAATCTCAGAAATTGTATCAAGAGTTATCTTTAACAATAACTCTTGAGCAATTTCACTTTTAGCAACTTGGTTTAAAGTATCAAAACTTGGCGAATGCTCAAACTTTAGATAATACTCTTTAACCATTTGAACAATAAGTTTAAAGTATTTGTTTTCAAAATAGGACGGTTCTAAAACCTCAACGATGGAATGAGCAAAATCTTTGTCAACTATAATTTGATTCAATAATTGTAACTGAAATTCGTTACCTAAGTATTCAAAATTTTTGTCCGCCATAATTCCTTTTTTTAATTAAATATCTTAAACTAGTGAGTAACCCATATAAAACTGTGTTAACTTTTTTGAAGATAACACCTCAGTCAAACCAAACAAAATGTTCTTTAAATATGGACGTACATCAACGGTATATCTAACTTTTGGTGGGTATAATTTAGCGTCAAAAGTGTAATGACACAATAGGTTCTCCCCATTTCTAACAAAGATATTAAACGTTTCAGGACCATCAGTGAATGATGTATTTAAAATATCCGGGTCTTCAGTGATTTGGTATTGATTGTCCAACATATACCCCAAAGTTTTCATTTTGAAGTCTTGTTTTAAATCATCTACAAACCCCATCATTAGGTCTGTCATTTCAACAGAACGGTGAGCCTTTGGGTTATACCCTTTCACGTTGAAAAATCTTTGAACAATAAAATTGTTGTTCACTGTCATCAGAAACTCAAGTTTCGTAATGTCTTGTTGTTCTCTCATAATTTAATTTACTTTTTGTTTTTGTTTTTTTCTTTTCTTGTTAATTTCATAAATGGTTTTAAAAAATACGTCCATGAATCATCCCCTTTTGGTAGGTACTTAAAAAGTCCATCGTCAACCATGTAACGAATTACATTCTTATAACTTCTACCCTCTTGTTCTAATGTTTCATTGACGATTTGGGATATTTCTTCTTTGTCCTCGTCTTTCAATAGTGGATTAGATAAATCCACAATTTGTTCGTTTACTACATAATATTCGTTTTCAAAAATACCTGACTTTGTTTTTCCTGTTAGTAAATTCTTTAGAGTCTGATTGTCTTTTTGCTCTTTCAAAAGTTCTTCAGCTCTTGTTAAAATATCGGTATAAGATATCGGTTTTTCAAGTATCTCAGGAAAAAATTTAACCAATGTCTTTTCTCCCAAAAGATAAATCCCATCAATGTTATCACTCTTATCACCAGTCATAATCTTTAATGTTTTAACATTATAGTGTGGGAAGGAAAAGTTATCAAATTTAATATTATCACCATTTCTAAATGTCTCTCTTAAAGATGGCGAATATACGGATACTTTTTCAGAAATCAGTTGTGTTAAATCTCTATCTGATGAAAAAATTAATTTTTCTTCGTTTTCAGATACTTGACAGTAGTAAGCAATTAAATCATCGGCTTCTCGTCCTGAGATTTCAATTTGTCTTACATAGATTTCCTCAAGATATTGTTTGATACGATTTTTTTGATTTAGGTAGGACATGAAGATTGCGTCCTCCATAACTAACTTTCGGTTTTGTTTATATTTGGGGTAAAGAACTCCACGAATACTTG